AAAGTGTTAGCCAAGAAGGGCTTTTAATGAAACTCAGCAACAACTTCAGTTTATCTGAATTTACAACGTCACCTACAGCAGAACGCTTAGGTATCGACAACACCCCCACTAAAGAAGTAACAGATAACCTCCAAGAGCTTGTAACCTTTGTGTTGCAGCCTGTACGAGACCGCTTTGGCCCTATTACCATTTCCAGTGGTTACCGTAGTCCTGAGTTAAACAAAGCCATTGGCGGCTCTACTACAAGCGACCATTGCCTAGGATGTGCTGCCGACTTTGAAGTTCACTCGCAGGATAACAGAGTGATGGCTCAATGGATAGCACATAACCTAGACTTTAAGCAACTAATCTTAGAATTCTATCATGCTGGCGATATGCACAGCGGGTGGATTCATTGCTCTTATAAGCAAGGGCACAATAACAAACAAAAACTTAATGCACTAAAAGATGGTACTAAGACTATCTACATAGAAGGTAAATGGTAATGACTGAATTAGATAGATTTACTAAAATGATGAACGGGTTAGAGGGTAACCGTCCTGTTCCTTATACGTTAAAAGACAGTAAAAGCGGCATTACTATTGGGCGAGGTCTAGACTTAGGCCAACACAACGTTGCTGATTTAAGACGTATAGGTGTAGCTCCTGAGCTTATTAAACGATTTGTAGACGCAGGGTTCTTAGGTAAACAAGGACAAGCTGCTCGCGACCACCTAAAAAAATCAGGTAAATTTATTCTGTCAGAACAAGAGATGATTCAGCTTAACGGTAAGCTGATGACCTCAAAGATAGCAGATTTTAACCGCGACTACGAAAATTATATGGGGGAACCTTCCTCTACTTTATCTGAAAATCAACGCTTTGCTTTACAGAGTGCTCATTTTAATATGGGCGAGAATTTGTTTAAAGCAACAGAGGAAAACGGTGGCGGTGTCACTGATCTCACAAAACAACTCCGAGCTAAAGATTATAAAGCAGCAGCTTATAATATTGGAAATTGGCATGGTATTAAAAAACCCAACCAACCACGTAGTCGTAGAGCTGCTGAAGCCCAGCTGTTTGCTGGTTCAATAGGTTATGAAGATGTTGACGCATTAAAAACTAGAATAAATGAAGGTCCCGGAGGTGCTATAGCGTTTATGAGTAAGTGGGAAAAATCAGGCTCACCTGCTAAGAGTACTAATAACGCCTCAGACCCAGAAGCACAAGGCTTTGCTAATCCTTATGAGCTACCTCAACGTAAGTTTGACATCACACCTCAAAAAACTGTACCACCTACGCCTAGTAGATATGGTGTAGATGACCCAGAAGCACAAGGGTTGTTTGGCTTTGGTGAAACACCACAAACTAATTTTGGAGTTAACTCTAGAAATATTTCACCGCCTAGGGCTAATGATTATAGTGTTGAAGACCCTGAAGCATATCTATTTTCTAATCGCTCTGAAACCCCACAAACTGATTTTAATCGCACCATCCAACAACCTGAGCAGTTAAGCGAATTCAGTAGTGGTAAAATTACACGACCAGCGTTAAAACCTCTAGACCAAGGACGGATGGTTACAAGAGATCAAGTTACACCTGTAGTTCTATCAGACCCTACAAACCTACCAGCTGTAAACGAAACGCCTACTAACATCTTGCGAGATGGTTATGGAAACGCTGTTCGATCTGGTACTGGTGATTTTATCTACACTGGTTTTGATAACCCCTTACTATAATACATGGCAGATTTAAACATCAATCTACTCCCTTGGCAGCAAAATGTCTGGAACGACCCTACTCGATTTAAGGTTGTTGCAGCAGGGCGGCGTACAGGAAAAAGCAGGTTTGCAGCATATAGGTTAATAGTTAGAGCGCTTGAAGCTACAAAAGGTCAAGTGTTCTACGTTGCTCCTACACAGGGTCAAGCTCGTGATATTATGTGGCAGTCTCTATTGGAGATTGGGCATAGTGTTATTACAGGCGCACACGTCAACAACCTTCAAATAAAACTTGTCAACGGTTCCTCAATCAGCTTAAAGGGCGCTGACCGACCAGAGACAATGCGTGGTGTGTCTTTAGCTTTCCTTGTTATGGATGAATACGCCGACATGAAACCAGAGGTCTGGGAGCAAATCCTTCGACCTGCACTAGCCGACTTGAAAGGTGATGCACTCTTTATTGGTACGCCAATGGGACGTAATCACTTCTATGATTTGTATCAACATGGGTTATCTGGTGAAGATGACACATTTAAGTCCTTTCACTTTACCTCCTTTGATAACCCCCTCCTTGACCCTGACGAGATTAACGCTGCTAAGAAAAGCATGTCGTCATTCGCTTTCCGTCAAGAGTTTATGGCTTCCTTTGAGGCTGGCGGTGGTGAGTTGTTCAAAGAGAAGTGGATTAAGTTTGACGAAAAAGCTCCTAAAGATGGCGACTACTTTATAGCGGTTGACTTAGCTGGCTTTGAAGAAGAAGGCAGTAAGGGTGTTAAGAATAAGAGGTTAGACAGTACAGCTATTGCGATTGCTAAGGCAAACGAAAAAGGTTGGTATGTTGAGGACATCATTCACGGTCGATGGGATGTAAAGGAGACAGCAAAGAAGATATTCGATGCGGTTAAGAAGTACGAACCTGTGGCAGTTGGCATAGAAAAGGGAATTGCGCGACAAGCTGTCATGCCCTATCTGTCCGACATCATGAAGAGGACACAGACATTCTTCAGAGTAGATGAATTAAGTCACGGTAACAAGAAAAAGACAGATCGTATTGTTTGGTCGTTACAAGGTCGCTTTGAAAATGGCGCCATAACACTAAACAAAGGTGATTGGAACAGTGAGTTCTTAGACCAGCTTTTTCAATTCCCTAACCGACAGGTGCATGACGACTTGATTGACGCACTCTCTTACATCGAGCAACTTGCTAAAGTGTCATATGCTTTCGATTTTGAAGAAGATGATTACGAACCTATGGATGCCTTCTCAGGCTATTAAGGAATAATATGGATAATGATAAGAAGTATTTGAAGGTTAAAGCTGAAGACTGGGTTATGGATAAGACCGAGCGGTGGCGTGACCACTACGAGGCTAACTACCAGCAGAAGTTTGACGAGTACTACCGTCTATGGCGTGGTATCTGGGACGCGGGTGACAAACTTCGTGATAGTGAGCGCTCAAAGTTAATCTCTCCAGCCCTCCAGCAAGCCGTTGAAAGCTCAGTTGCTGAAGTTGAAGAGGCTACATTTGGTCGTGGTAAGTGGTTTGACATCAAAGACGACCGTAACGATAAGGACAACAAGGACGTTGCCTATCTACGTGAACAGTTATCGGAAGATTTCGTCTTTACTAAGACCCGTAAAGCTGTGGGTGAGGTGTTAATTAACGCCGCTGTCTATGGTACAGGTATGGCTGAGCTAGTTATCGAAGAAGTTAACGAAATGAAGCCAGCAAGCCAGCCTGTAATGGACGGTGCGATGCAAGCTGTGGGTGTAACAGTAGAAACTCGCGTAATTGTTAAGTTACGCCCTATCCAGCCCCAGAACTTCTTGATTGACCCCACTGCTTCTAGCATTGAAGACGCTTTAGGTGTCATTATTGATGAGTTTGTGCCCCGTCACCAAGTTGAATTAGGTATTGAGAGTGGTATCTACAACGATGTGGACCTAGAAGACGCTGATTCAGACCGTGACCTAGAAGCTGACAAAGATATTACAGCTTACGATGACGACAAAGTACGTTTAACCAAATATTATGGCTTAATTCCCCGTCACATCTACAATGCTGCAATCTTAGAGGGTGATGATGACGAGTTAGAAGATGAGTTAAATAAGAACAAGGCTAAAGACGAGGACGAGGACGAAGTAAAAGAAAAAGGATACATTGAAGTCATTATTGTTATTGCAAACGGTTCTCATCTACTAAAAATAGAAGAAAACCCATACATGATGCAAGACCGACCTATCGTGGCTTTTCCTTGGGACGTTGTACCCGGTCGCTTCTGGGGTCGCGGAGTCTGTGAGAAGGGCTACAACAGTCAGAAGGCATTAGATGCTGAGCTACGCGCCCGTATCGATGCTTTGGCGCTTACAGTCCATCCTATGATGGCTATGGACGCTACTCGTATGCCTCGTGGTGCTAAGTTAGAGATTCGTCCCGGCAAGACCATCCTCACTAACGGTAACCCAGCTGAAATCCTGCAACCATTCAAGTTTGGTAACTTAGATCAAGTAACCTTTGCTCAAGCGGCTGAATTGCAGAAGATGGTTCAGATGGCGACAGGCGCTATTGACGCTGCTGGCATTCCCGGCTCTATCAATGGTGAAGCTGCTGCCGGTGCTGTGTCTATGTCTCTAGGTGCAATCATTAAACGCCACAAGCGTACATTGGTTAACTTCCAAGAGAGCTTCTTAATCCCTATGATTGAGAAGACAGCGTGGCGTTACATGCAATTTGACCCTGACCATTATCCTGTCTCTGATTACAAGTTTGTACCTTCGTCTTCGCTTGGTGTTATCGCCCGTGAGTATGAAGTAACTCAACTTGTACAGTTGTTGCAGACATTAGGTCAGAATAGTCCTATGTACCCCATGTTGGTATCTAGTGTAATTGATAACATGGGACTTACAAACCGTGAAGACTTAATTGCTAAGCTAGAAGAGATGAATCAGCCTAAACCTGAAGAGCAACAGATGCAACAAGCTCAACAGCAGTTACAGATGCAGACTATGGAAGCGCAATTACAAGTCCTACAAGCCCAAGCAGCTAAGTACAGTGCAGAAGCTCAGCAGACACTTGTAGAAACGCAGCTAGAGCCACAAGTTGTGCAAGCTAAGTTAGTTGCTGCTTTAGCTACTAACTTACAAGATGGAACTGGTGATGACGTTGAATTCCAACGCCGTGCTAAGGTTGCTGAACTCCTTTTAAAGGAAGAGGACATCGTAAGTAACGAGCGTATTGCTACAATGCAAATGCAGAGCAAAATTAGACAGCCTTAGGGCCGTTAGCACTCCGGGGGTAGTGTGTCGAAAACCCCCAACTTATTTAAAAAACACTTGACAAAATAGTCAAAGTGTGGTATAATAACAACATCTCTCCTAACAATGAAAGGAAAAAGAGATGGACAAAGACTTACAAGATTATTACGAGAATTTACTGGACTTGTTTACGACTCCGGGATGGAAGCAATTTGTAGAAGATATTTCTGACAATATGGAAATGCTTCAGGATATTACTACCATCCAAGATGAAAAACAATTCTGGCATAGGCGCGGACAACTCGAAGCGGTATCACGTATCATTCAATACGAATCTTCAATTAAAAACAGCTACGAAGATTTTGAGAAAGATGCCAATGACTAAACGCATATACGAGTTTATCTGCGCCGACGACCACATTACAGAATCTTACATTGACTCCGACTTTCGGACAAGCAATTGTAAGGTATGTGGTCAACCTGCTATTCGTATCATTAGCAAACCAATGGTCAAACTTGAGGGCGTGACCGGCGACTTTCCCGGAGCAGCGATGCAATGGGAACGAAAGCGAAATGAGAAGATTAAAGCAGAGCAAAAGCACAACGCCGGTTAAACACCATAAGCGTTATTTTAATTTCCACAATACATTCTATGTACGGAGAACAGATGGCAACATTTATAGACGAGAGCGATAACGACCAACGAGAAGAGTACAGCTCCTTTGAAGAAGAGGACGAAGTAGAGGAACCTGAAGAGGATACTCCCGAACCGGAAGAAGACGACCTACCTGAAAAGTATAAGGGCAAGAGTGTTAAAGACATTGTTCGTATGCACCAAGAAGCTGAGAGAGCTATGGGTAAGCAGGGTAGTGAAGTCGGTGAACTGCGAAAAATTGTTGATGACTTTGTTAAGACTCAAACCGTCAAACAAAAAGCCCCGGAAGTCGAAGAAGAGATTGATTTCTTCTCAGACCCAGATAAAGCCATTGCACGGGCTATCGATAACCATCCTAAGATCAAGCAAGCAGAACAATATACGGAACAAATGGCTCAGGCGAAAATCCTGTCCGACCTTCAGAAAGCTCATCCTGATTACCAAGAAGTCTTACAAGACTCTGGGTTTGCAGATTGGATTACGAAGAGTAATGTGCGTAAAGAGTTATATGCTCGTGCAGATCGAAAGTTTGACTTTGATGCAGCAGATGAATTATTATCAACTTGGAAAGAAAGAAAACAAGTAGTTACTAATACAGTTAAAGCAGAAAAGACAAGTCGGTCCAATGCAATTAGAGCTGCCTCTACAGGTAGTTCACAAGGTTCTGGAGAGAGTTCTAAGAAGACATATCTTCGAGTAGACATCATTGAACTCATGCAAAGAAACCCTGACCGTTATCAAGCAATGCAACCTGAAATAATGTTAGCATATGCTGAAGGCAGGGTAAAGTAAATTTAAACACAAATAGGAAATTAAAATGGCACTAGGTACCAACCACGTTACGAATACCACCGGCGCGGTATTCATCCCTACTAAGTAATTTTGGGGATGTAAAACCTTTTCTAAATAACTGGAAGGCGGCTGATACCGCTAATCAGAGGGAACACGAAGAACCAAAACGCAATTCAATACTAGGAGGTATTATGAAGCGAGTAAGTTGGAAGTATTTAGCGGGATTGATTGATGGCGAAGGTTGTATAGACTTAGCCACCACTAAAGTTAACGAACAATTCTATATTCAGCCAAGGTTGCGTATAGGAATGGCAGATTCAGCATTATTTTTGTTGGAGATGAATCAACTAAACTTTGGTGGACACTTATCAAGCAGAGAGAGTAAAAATGACAAATGGCAGTCGTCCACTACATGGGCATTGTCTGGTTATAAAGCTACTTGCCCTGTTTTGCGTAATGTTGTTAATCATCTCATCCTGAAGAAGGAACAAGCTCGATTATGTCTCTGGATGGAGACTAATTTAAAAGGAACAAGGCTAGAGCAAGACACGCTCAACGCTGTTCGAGAAGAGTTTAAGCTAATGAAGCGTGACCCGCACAGACTAAGTGAAAAGGCGCAAGAAAGAATGTTATCTTTTTTGTGATGCTATAGTCGGACATGACGTAATTCATGTTTGGAAATCTGGTCTGACGAGATCATCGCTGCTTACAAGCAGAACCTCGTTATGGCTAACCTCGTCTCTAAGATGTCTTTCAAAGGCAAAAAAGGCGACACATTGCACATTCCAAAGCCAACTCGTGGTGCTGCTGCTCTCAAAGCCGCATCAACACAGGTTACTTTGCAAGCTGCTACTGAAACTGAAATTCAAGTGCTGGTTAACAAGCACTACGAGTACTCACGTTTGATCGAGGACATCACGGAAGTGCAAGCCTTGTCTTCAATGCGTAAGTTCTACACCAGTGATGCTGGTTACGCTTTGGCTAAACAAGTTGACACCGATTTGGTTCAATTAGGTCGTGGCGCTGCTGGTGGTAACGGCACTGCCGCTTACAATGGCGCTGTGTTGGCTGGTGACGGCTCAACTGCATATGTTGACGGTACTAACGTTGGCAACGCAATCACTGATGCTGGCATTCGTAAGATGATTCAGGCATTGGACGATGCTGATGTGCCAATGGACGGTCGTTGCATGGTGTTGCCACCTGTCGCCCGTAACACTATGATGGGTTTGGCTCGTTTTACTGAGCAAGCCTTTACTGGTGAAGTTGGTGGTGGTAACACTATCCGCAACGGTAAGATTGGTGACGTATACGGCATGACCGTTTATGTGTCTACCAACGCTGACACCGCTACGACTGATACTAGCCGTATTGGTTTGATGTTCCATAAAGAAGCCTTTGTATTGGCTGAGCAACAAGGCGTGCGTAGCCAGACTCAGTACAAGCAAGAGTACTTGGGTACATTGTTCACTTCTGACATGCTTTACGGCGTGAAAGAGTTGCGTGACGAAGCCGCTATTTCTTTTGCACTCGCTGCTTAAGTAATTGATTGGGGATTCTTTAGGGAGTCCCCTTTCTTTATTATCTTGTTAAGGGTAATAAAGAAACTAGGAGATATATGATAACATTTAAATGCATACGAGGTGGGTCTGAAGTGTCCTTTACCTCTAAATACGACATAGAACAAATGCGTAACCATCCTGAGTATGTAGAGGTTATACCTCTTGTTGAGAAGAAACCTGTAGTAAAGAAACCAACTAAGGAAGAATGATATGGCTATATTTAGAGGAATTGGCGGGAGTGGGGATGCAAACAGTGATGTATCAATCACCATTGTTACATCTTTAACACTACGCGCTGAAGCTGCTGATGTTGCCGCCGCTACTAGTGCTTCAGACGCTGCTACCTCCGCGACTAATTCAGCAACCTCAGCTACAGCTTCTTCATCCTCTCAGACAGCCGCTGCAAGCTCTGCGACTGCTGCCGCTACCTCTGCTACCAATGCAGCTACAAGCGCGTCAGGAGCCTCTACAAGCGCCACAGCAGCCGCTACAGCTGAGACAGCCGCTGAGACGGCTGAGACTAATGCTGAAACAGCTCAGACAGCCGCTGCGAGCTCTGCGACTGCTGCCGCTACCTCTGCATCAGCAGCGTCTACAAGTGCCTCTAACGCAGCTACAAGTGCTTCTACAGCTACTACACAGGCTACCAATGCAGCCTCTAGTGCCTCAGCCGCTGCAACCTCTAACACCAATGCAGGTAACAGTGCGACCGCTTCTGCTTCTAGTGCCTCCGCTGCCTCTACTTCAGCCACTAATGCGGCTACCTCAGCAACAAACAGCGCCAACAGCGCCACTGCCTCTGCTAGTTCAGCGACAGATGCAGCCGCTTCAGCCACTTTAGCTGCGACTTATACACCAGCTCAGACAGGGCATAGCGGTGAGTTTTTAACAACAGACGGCACAGACACTTCTTGGGCGGCAGTAGATGCCTTACCTAGTCAAACAGGTAACAACGGTAAGTATCTAACAACTGATGGCTCTGACGCTACTTGGGGTGTTTTAGATACAGATGCCAATACAACAACTAAAGGCTTGTACGAGAATGCATCTGTTATTAGTACTACTTACGCCATTACAGCAGGGAACAACGCCATGAGCGCTGGCCCAATCACGATTGACAGCGGCATCTCAGTCACCGTCCCTACCGGCTCACGCTGGGTTAT